TCCGTATACAACGCCACTACTGGGTTGTCTACGTTTGCATCTGAAGAAATTATTGAGATGCAGAGAACCTTATCGCATAATTCTGCTTTCCCGATTTGGCAGCGCTATCGAAGAGATGGCTATGTCAAGAAGGGAAGCAGTCTTGAGTGGTATATTACCCACCGCGATTTCGGTTCCTCCTTCATTACTCAGCGTGCTCGCGTCGAATCGTCACATCGGACTCTGTCCGTTCTGACTCAAACAGGCAATATTTTACCTGCCTACGACGTTCACCACGATGGTCCGCTTTTGTTAGCGTACCACCCGACGATCGGCTTTTATAGCGATCCCGAGTTGAGCAATGCCCAGCAGTTACTATTCATGAAGGGCGCAGAGGCGGTAAAACGCGCTCGGCCCAACAAGCCCCAAATAGACCTTTCGGTTACTATTGGAGAGCTTCGCAAAGAGGGAATTCCCGCTTTGATCGGCTCTTTGGCTGGAAGATCTCGAACCCTCGTTGATTTGTTTCGCAGCGGGGGCAAGGAGTACCTTAACCTTCAGTTTGGTTGGGTACCTATCTTGAGAGATCTAACTGCATTAGTACAGCTGGTATCAACTTCAAAAACTCTCTTGTTGCAATACGAGAGAGATATTGAGAGGTTGGTAAGGAGAAGAATCCATTTTCCAGACCAGATCGATGTGGACCAGACGCTGCAGTTTACTGCTAGCGCTAGCGAATATCGAAGGGCAACAGGCACGCCCTGGGGTTATCCCCCAGAGACACACTTGTCTTTTCGCCCAGCTGGACAGGTGCCAGAGCAAGTTAACCAAACCATCACAAAAACTTGGTTTAGTGGTGCGTTCCGGTTTTATCACCGGTCAGTGCCAAAAGCACTGGAGCATCTTGCTCAAATTGAGAACGAAGCGAATCTCCTGATGGGGACTCGCCTCGATCCTGAGGTTCTTTGGAACCTAGCACCTTGGACATGGCTGTCAGATTGGTTCATCAACTTCGGTGACGTAGTTGGTAATGCCTCGGCATTACTCTCTGACGACCTTGTGATGCAATATGGTTATCTTATGCGAACAACGCATGAGATCAAGACGACCAGTTGGCCGCAAGGCCTCTGGTACAGAAAGCCTACGGGCTCTCTTTCGTCAGCGTGGACACGCGTCCCAGGGATGGGTGCGTATTCACAAACCACCTCTCGTGTTACCAAGCACAGAGAGAAAGCGTCCCCTTTCGGGTTTGGCTTTACTGATGAGTCTCTAACAGACAATCAATTGGCCATTCTCGCTGCTCTCGGGATGTCCCGAAAGTAGCAATCCACCCACAAGTAGTGCGCCCGTTGGGACGCACGATCACCTGTAAGGAGTAATGCCATGGCACTTGCCGATCCTCAGTCTATCACCATTGGTGGTACGGCGCATTCACTGCCCCGTACCGGATCTGGTGTTGACACCGCCGTTTACACGAAGGATGACCGAACGGTCCGCCTTCGTGTGACTCACAATCCTGGAAAGACTCGTACGCGCCGTTCGGTGCGTGTCGACTTTTCCAAGATCGCGGCTGACCCCCTGCTTGCAGGAGTCAACCGGGAGGCCTCGATGTCCGCTTTTGTGAACATCGATGTGCCTCTTGTGGGTCTCACGGTGACTGAGCAGAAGGATGTTGTCAAGGGGCTCATCGCCGCCTTGACCGAGTCTACTGACGCCCTTCTGATCAAGATCATCGGCGGAGAGAGCTAATCGCTCTCTCCTTTGCCTGGAGGTTAGCTATTGTGCTTATGATCACAGCTTTTGTTGTGATCATTATGCGTTAATAGTCGACCTTCTCAGCTAACGCCATGGCTATGGATATCACTACCCCCATTGGAGGAATGATTGAAAAGCCTGATGTTACTTCTACAGTGCCTCTTCGCAGATGCGGAGAGGCGGTGTCACACAAGCACCAGCCGTGACTTTAATTACGTCACGGTGCGGTTCGAAGCTGAGGGGGAATCGTTTATCACGATTGCCCTGCCGGCCTACGGTAAGGACCTTCAAAGGGCCCTTGCCGATGGTGCCGTCACTCCCTCCCTGTTTGCGGGTTTCCGCAAGCGGGGTAAGCTCCCTATTTTTCTAGGTGGGCTATTGGAGTTGGTCTTCGACCGCTGGAGTGGGTGTTTGCTTGATGATCCGAGTGTAGCGGCGATTCAGACCATACGCCAGATAACAATGGCGTTTGGAAAAATCAAAAAGGAGTGTTCGAATGAACGAATCCAGGCCGCGTATTCGGAATACATCAAGTGTGAGTTGGAAGTCAAGCGTGGTGATCGCGCTCGTAGCCCTGTTGATATCTTGGACTACGGCCGTATGGCTCGTCTCCTCTGGGGACGCGTCAATTCCCGTCTCGATCGAAGGATCTACGACGGTGAACTGATACCACGACATGGTCCCGGTTCGACTGCTGACCGCTTGGTCGGCAATCAGAAGTATACTCTACTCGAGTATTCTTCCCGGTTGCATGAAGAGTTTCCCTACTGGGAGACTGTTTGCGCATCTTACGAGGAAATACAACTCCTCGAAGAACGTGTTGACTTCCACGAACCCTCGCAGGAGATACCCGTTAGGGTATCCTCTGTCGTTAAAAATGCTACCACACCCCGTGTCATAGCCATGGAGCCAACGTACAACATGTACGTTCAGCTCGGAATCATGGATATGATGCGAGAAGAATTCCGGCGCGATGATAACGCACGGAACTTGATCTGCTTCGACAGCCAGGAGCCTAACCAGCTCATGGCCAGAAGTGCCTCCCGTGATGGGCGGCTGGCTACCCTCGATATGAAGGACGCCTCGGATCGTGTGTCTAATCAGCTCGCTATTGCGCCATTTGATAACTTTCCCTACCT